GATCAATGAACGTGAGATTCTAATGAATCAAGGCAACCAACTGGTTGATAATGCCGGGTTTGCTGAAGAATCTTTGTTGATACAAGAGGCGCAGCAACAAGCTCAAGCAGAAGAGATGCAGCAGGAGCAGCAAGGAAAAGAGGAAGATAAGCAACTAGACCAAGAAGAACAGAACTTGCAGAGTGGCGGTCAACCTGTATGATACAGATAGACGCTAGAAATTACATAGCGAATATCAGAAGTGACCCTCGATGGATGGCAATAGATGGGCATATCCAAGGTTTAATCGAGGATCGAAAAGAGATTTTATCAGCTAAACTATTACTTGGTGATGCTGATGTCGCAAAAGCCAACTCCTTAATAGGGGAGATAAGAGCCCTAAAGGAAATTGTGCTACTGCCGAGTAGATTGGCAGAAGAGGGGCAGAGGGAAGTCCCATCGGGAGAGTAATACTCACCCCGTAAATCCAAAATAAGGGGCAGTTATGGCTGAGGAAGTTCAGCAGAGCGAAGAAGAACTCTGGGATAATACCCCTGAGTATGGTGATGATACTCCAGTAGAAAAACCCGTACCTCAAGATTCTGACTCTGAAGAGGAAGAAGAAGAGATCGAGAAGGACTACGAAGACGAGGAGGTTGACGACTCTGAGGAGGAAGACGCACCGAAAGAGGATTGGGAAGAACGCTACCGTAACTTAGAATCATCTCACTCACGGAGAGGCAATGAAGTTCATGGTCTCAAAGAAGAGCGGGATAATTTAAGGTTTGAGAAACTCGAAATAGCGCAGAAGCTTCAAGAGATTGAAGCAGGAGGCGGTAAGAAGAGTAAGGAAGCAGAACCTGATCCTTACGATGATGAGCAGTTTTGGAGCGAAGAGGAGAAAACGATACTGAAGGAGTATCCTGATGTATTCGCTGTCGCAAATAAGATTGCTCAAAGAGAAGCAGCTAAGTCTGTAAGAGGAGTCCCTAAAAATGACTCTTCAGAGGAACTAGCAGAGCTTCGTGAGATAGTCACAGGGTTAGGTGAGCATTTCACTCGTAGCAAAACCTTTGAACAATTAGACGAGAAAGTAGGATCAGTCTGGCGAGAGATCGACAAAGACAATGATTTCTTCGAGTTCGTCAATAAGAAGAAGGTTTATTACCGAGCTATGAGCGAAGGTGATTTGGAAGAGAAGGCAGAGGTATTCAATGCTTATCTTGATAGTGAACAGGGAAGACGTAAATACTCTAACAATCCCGAAACTGTTGAGGAGCAACCCACCTCCCCTACTCCACACCAGAATCAACGGAGAGAGGCGGCTCAAGGTCTTGTAAGTGGTAAGAAATCAAGGGGGAGTAAGCCGAGAGGCGTACTGACAGGGGATGATTTATGGGATTCTATTCCCGATCCAGAATAATGCTTTAACTAAGAGAGGTCACAATGGCTTTTACTTCAGGCACTGCTGGCGGAACTGGGACTCTTCAATCTACCTCCGGTTATGGAGCAAAGTATGGGGAGTTAAGTGAAGCTGATGCTTTTACTATTCAGAAGAAATTTCTGACGATCAGTAAGAAACTGGTCACGATGGCGCGTTTCGCGCAAAAGGAAACCAAGGCTCTCCATGAGGGCAAGGATATTCGTTGGAGACGTTATGAGCGGTTCCAAGTTAACACTTCGACTTTGAGCGAAGGCGTTACTCCGGATTCCGACACGTTACAGCAGACTACGATTTCTGCTACTTTGGCTCAATACGGTCGCTGGGTGCCCATTACTGACGTAATGATGGCTCTTTCCACAGACCCGATTGTGCAACAGATTACTGAGCGTCAAGCCATTCAGATGGCTGAGACGATGGATACGTTGGCTTTCAACGCATTCAAAGCAGGGACGAATGTTCTGTACTCTGGGGGAGGAAGCTCTGGGACCGTAGCGCAGAATATCGCAAATGGAACTGCGGCAGCTTATACTGCTAATCTGACCCCTGCTAATATCTCTCGCGCTGTTAGTACCTTGGAGAACAAGGATGCGGTTAAAATCTCGAATGTTGTTAAGCCAGCATCTGAGTATAATACCGAGCCAGTTGCTGAGGGCTTCTTTGCAATCTGTCACCCTGATCTCCGTGTTGACATTGAGAACATCACTGGCTTTTCTCCAGTTGAGAAGTATGCCAACTATGGTGCTGTCATGTCTGGGGAGATTGGGAAAGTCGGAATGGTCCGCTTTATTGCGACCACTCTTGCAGTCCCAGTGGATTCCACATCCGCTAAGGTGACTAACTTGAAAGCTGGTCCGACTGATGTGACTAAGTGCGGACTCTATAGCACTCTAGTGTTTGCTAAAGATGCTGTGGGTTGTGTCTCTCTTTCAGGTAAAGGCGCAGTGACTCCTACTGTGGTGTCACCGAGGGCTTCTGCTGAAGACCCGTTGGGACAACGCGGAAGTGTTGGGTATCAGTTCTGGTACGTTTGTAAGATTCTCCAAGAGAATTGGATTGTTCGTATCGAGAGTGGTGCTTCAACCATCTAAGCATGAGTAGTGACACAATCACTGAAAACGGGGAGCGGGTTGTTATTTTTAATGACAGTTCGCCCCCTTACAGACTTGTCAGCGTTTCATACGAGGACTTGTCGAAAGCATCTGGGGGTAAATATAATCCTGTCTACAGACGGAATATAAACCTTATCCCCGGTGCGCTTCCTTCAGAAGTAAAGCTAACTTGTTCAACTCCTTTTGGGGAAGGAATGAGAGCTTATGTAGGGAGGGTTTCTCCATACTCGGAGAAAGGGTATTACATTGATGGTGTAAAGTTGGATAAGTGTGGAGAGTGGGGGAATCACCCCGGTACTTCATATGTCCCGCTTGATAGCCGTTACAACCAGATCAGACTTGAGATCGAGTGTGATAGGGAACCCACTTCAGGGTTGATCTATCTACTGATAGAGTTCAGGTTTATGACGAATGACTATTGAAGATGGCGAATATAAATAATTACATTTCAAAGCCCACAACTAATGTCCACAGAGATGAAAATCTCCAACTGGATTTTACAGTCCCTGTGGGAGATCACATAGCTGCCGCTGTAGAGAAGGACTTGAAGGATGTCCCAGAAGGGTATGCAGTGATTGTTCTTGGGTATGGGGAGCAAGCAGCATATATGTACCCACAAGCAGTTACGATCAACGGGGATACCATTTGGATTCCTAGAGCTTCAAGAAGGGCAGTCCCGTTAGCCTATTTGAATGTTCTTCTGGATGCCAAAGAGACTCGCATCATCCAACCAAAACCGGGGGCACCGGGGGTTGAGTATGAAGCAAACCGTTTTGATGTTCAAATCCTGAAACTCCCGAAAGACAAGAGCGAGGAGATGAAGGAGAAGATTGGTGGGATCAGAGATAGAGCAGAGCGTCAGCAGATTCATGTGGCATAATAAACCCCAAGAATGAGAAGATATGACCCGCAAGCAACTACGCGAAAGTGTAGAACGATACCTTCAAGGTAAGAGAAACGAGAGATGGTCTGATTCAGAGATCAATAGCTATCTTGATGAGTCTCAGCTAGAGTTTTGCCGCTTGGCTAAAGTCCCTGAAGTCGAGGCTTCGATTGTTCTTTTATATGGGGTCACAGACATTCAGGGTATAACGGGGGTATTAAGTGCAAGTGGGAGAACTGTTTCAGTCGTAGATGCCTCACACGGTCTCTCAGTTGATGGGAGTGTCCTAATAACGACCTCCACCAATAACGATATAAATGGGGGCCACCTCATAACAGCAGTTTCTACTACATCTGCTACTAATGACACATTCCAGTACCTCCTCCCAGAGAACACATCCCAGACAATTACAAGTGAGAGCATAAAGTATGTGGATACTGGCCCTACAATCGCCAAGCCATCTACTATACTTGAGATTACAGGGGTAACTGTTGATGGGAGGGAGCTTGCGATTTATACGCAATCAGACCTAGATAGAGCCGCAAACTCAGGGTCAGACGGGGTTCGCATGGTACAGACCGCATTAGGGGCCACTCCGTCCCCATTCTATACAATAGACACTTCGTTCTACCCAAAGAAGTGGAGAGACTCCCAAGGTAAGTTAGAGGCAGTTATTATGTCTGAACGCTCAGAAACAAGTTTCAGGCTATTCCCCCTCCCTAGAGACCCAGAGCATATCTATTTAGATAAGGATGCCACCACTAAAGTCTCTCAGAACATGATTGTCCGTGGGGTACTCAAACCAACGAGTCTCACAACAGATGCTTCAGTTCCCCAAATCCCAGAATCCTACCACGAAGCCTTAGTGTACGGGTCGCTTGATCGTGCTTATCTCAAGGAGTCTCAGTTGCGAAATGTAGACAAGTCGAATATGTTCAGAGGACGGTTCCTTAATCTTGTAGGGGAAGCACAGAGGAATGAGGGGTTGAACTCAGGAAGTATTGGGGGCGGCAGAAATGATCTTAGACTAAGGGTGTCAAGATGAGTGCTGGTAAGTTTGATATTACTATCGAGGAAGGTACGGATTTTAATCTGAAACTTGATTACAAGGATTCTAATGATGCCACTATTGATTTGTCA